AAGTTTGTAATACACGACTTTGAGCTGGCGAAGCAGGATTTAATGAATCACCTTTTTATTAAAAAAGGTGAAAAAATCATGGACCCTAACTTTGGAACCATAATATGGGGTGTGTTGTTTGACCAGCTAACGGACGAACTCAGAGACGCGATATCAAAAGACGTGACTAAAATAGTTAACTCTGACCCTAGACTCGTCGCAAACAATATTACCCTAACTGAATACCAACACGGAATTCAAGTGAAAATAGAGCTAACCTTTGTTGAAACTGATCAGAAGGATGTTCTCTACGTCAACTTTGCACAGTCAAAGTAATATACTAATATTATCGCAACGATAAATAACTATATAACTTCAATATAATTTATATAGTAAACTTAAAACATTAAATAAACTATATAATATAATTTATGACTCAATTAGTTCTAAAAGCATTCAAATACCGAATCTATCCCACTAAGGAACAGACTAGTTTTCTAGACCGTAACTTTGGAGCGGTTAGATATATCTGGAACCAATTCGTTGCATCTTTCAATCATAATTTTATTGGTCCTTGTTTGCCTCAAGACGAAAAGTTCATTAAAGACCTACCCGGAAAAGAATTCTTGACTGAAGTAATTAGTTACGGTCTACAACAGAAAAGAATGGACTGGGTTGAATTCAAGAAGCAATTCTTTTCTAAAAAGAGAGCAGTCAAATTAGGTAGACCAAAGTTCAAGAAAAAAGGAGTTTCTAATGATTCATTTAAAATTCCAGGTCAATGTCTAAAATTTAATTCCTGTATAAATTTTGAGACTTCTAGAATCAAATTACCAAAGATGTCGCCTATTAAACTAGTTATCGATAGAAAATTTTCTGGATTGTTGAAATCGGTAACAGTATCAAAGAATAAAGCCAACCAATATTTTGTTTCGGTTCTAGTTGAAGAACCTATAGAGCTGAAACAAAATACCGGTAGGAGTATTGGTATTGATCTGGGTTTAAAAGATTTACTTATCTGTTCAACAGGCATGAAAATCAGTAATCCTAGATGGTTTCGTAAAACCCAAACGAAACTAAAAATAACTCAAAGAGCATTTAGTAAGAAAGTTAAAGATTCATCCAGATACAAACAGATGAAACTTAAAGTGGCTAGACTTTATCTAAAAGTAACTAACCAAAGAAAGTTTATTTATGATAATCTATCAACTTGGTTAGTAAATAACTATGATACCATAATTATGGAATCACTTAAAGTCAAGAATATGATTAAGAATAGAAAATTATCTAAGTCAATTCAAGATGCTTCTTGGTCTACTTTAATCGGAATGGTCAGCTATAAATCTAACTGGTACGGTAAAACGTTCCATCAAATAGATACTTGGTTTCCTTCTTCTAAAACTTGTTCTTGTTGTGGTCATAAACTAGAATCTTTAGATCTCTCTATAAGAGAATGGACGTGTCCTAGTTGCAATACTAAACATGATCGAGATCTAAATGCTTCAGTAAACATACTCTATAAAGGTCTAGATGATCTTTATAGTTTAACATCGGCCGAATTAGCCGATTACAGATGTCGAGAGTCAGTAAATCCTAAAGTAGAAATACCAAAGGTAGATTCATTGAAACGTCTAGTCAGTTTTATAGATTTTTATAAAACGGCATAATTATCATAGTCAAGGATCAAAGCGATGTCTTCATCATCACGTCAGCACAGTTTATTAGCCGCAGAGGATTGGAAAAAAATATACCAGACCTTCCGCGAAGCAGATTTTCAATCTTACGATTTCGAGACTCTGCGCAAGAGTATGATCGACTATTTGAAACTGTATTATCCAGAGGATTTTAACGATTTCATTGAATCAAGTGAATACATTGCGCTGATTGATTTGATAGCATTTTTGGGGCAAAGTTTAGCATTCAGATCAGACTTAAACGCAAGGGAGAGTTTCATTGACACGGCAGAACGTCGTGACAGTATTTTGAAACTGGCTAGACTGATTAACTACAGTCCGAAACGAAGCATACCTGCGTCAGGATTTCTTAAGATTGAATCCATTGCTACTAGCGAAAAGTTAACTGATTCCACTGGAGTAAGTATTACTGGGCTTCCTATCACTTGGAACGACACTACAAATAACAACTGGTTAGAGCAGTTTACGATCATTATTAACGCTGCTCTAATAGATAATCAAACCATTGGTAAATCAGGGAATTCACAGTTAATCAATGGAATAATGAATTCTGAATATACCGTTAACTTAACAACAAATACTCAGCCAACATTCGCGTTTAACGCCATTGTCAATGGAGCTCAAACACCATTTGAGATCGTCAGTGTCACCTCCGTTGGGCAGCAATACATTTATGAAGTACCACCTATAGCAAATAACAGATTTAATCTGTTATATCGCAACGATAACCAAGGCAACGGTAGCATAAACACTGGATTCTTCCTATATTTTAAGCAAGGAGCATTGAGCACACTAGATTTCAACCTTGAAGAATCTTTGGCTAACCGTGTATTAACAGTTGGGTATAATGGAATCAACAACTCAGATGTATGGCTATACTCATTAGATGTAAATGGTGCAGTTGATGTTAAATGGACACCTGTACCAACGGTTGCTGGCATCAATGTAATATATAACAAATCCGTAGATAAAAATCTATTCCAAATCAATACTACTGTTAACGATAACATTGACTTAGTGTTTGGAGATGGAGCATTTTCGAATATACCTGTTGGAAACTTTAGATTGTATTTTAGAACAGGGAACGCCCAGGCATACAAAATTTTACCAACTGACATTCAAAATACTTCATTCTCGATTCCCTATGTGTCACGAGCTGGAAATGTCGAGACCTTGTCGATCTTCGCATCATTGAACTACACCGTGTCTAATGCTACTGCTAGCGAAACATCTGAAGAGATTAGGCAAAAAGCGCCACAACAATACTACACTCAAGGTAGAATGGTCACGGGTGAGGATTACAATATTGTACCATACACAAACTATGCTAATATATCTAAAGTAAAAGCAGTTAACAGATCAAGTAGTGGGGTAAGCAGATTCATTGATGTAAACGATAGCAGCGGGAAATATTCAAGTACAAACATCTTTGCTCAGGATGGTGTTCTGTACAAAACTGCTCAAGACTACGAACTAAAACTGTCTTTCTTGAATACGAACACTATCGGGCAAATCATCAGTGACACTGTGTCAAATATTTTGAACACACGCGAACTACTTCATCGCTACTACGATGAAGTAACTGCCTATCAATATCCGAACGCAGAATGGGTAATGAGTTCATTAAATATTGGCGGTAGCACTGGGTATTTTAAAAATATGTTGACTGGGCAAATACTTCAACTTGGAAATATTACCAGCACTGCTGGGTCACATATTAAAGTCGGGGCATTGATTAAATTCACTGCTGGAACAGGAAAATACTTTAATGCGCAAAACGTAATCCTTCGGGGTTCCCCAAGATTTGATGGAGACAAGTTATACATATATGCTTCAGTAGTTGCTGTGCTTGGTGACGGCACCAATGGTGGTATTGGTACTATGTTAAATGGCCAAGGGCCAGTGACATTAAGTATCAAAGTTCCGACGGGTGCGGCTGTTCATTCCATTATACCAAGATATAGCAACACATTAACTACATTGACTATTCAAGAAATGGTTACTGCTGTTGCTGTGAAATCTAACTTTTATCTGAACTATAATGCGGAGCAGAGTATTTGGGAGTTAACCATTGGCAATGTATATGACAACAACTGGATTATTAGATTTGAAAACGTTGCTAACGTAGGGTATTCGGTATACTGGCGCGGACTATCATATATATTTGAAAGCAAGAAGGAAACGAAGTTTTATTACGACAATAAAGTCAAAGTATATGACAGCAAAACTAATACTGTTATTCAAGACAATATTAAGTTTTTAAAAGTAAATGCACAACCACTGACTTCGTTGCCAATGGGGTTGGATTACCGCATGAACATACTGTCTAATATTACAGAGGCAGATGGGTATGTAAATCAAAATAAAGTAACCCTGACTTTTACTGATACCAATGCTGATGGAATTCCTGATGATCCATACATTTACAAAAGTTTAGTAGACAGCAGCAATATTGTATTTTTCAAGAAAATTATTAGTTATGATAGTTTTATTCAATGGGAGTCATTCGACTCTTCTTTAGTTGATACATTATATACTAGTGTTTTAGAGATACCTATTTCTCAATACAGCGAGGGGCAAGTATTTTATATTCAATCAACCACACCAGAATTTTATGTGTTAATGAATCTTCAAGGCGCTTACTCATTGGTAAGATCTACTGATTACGTGGCTAAGAACGGTAGAGACAACCTGTATTTCCAATATACGCATAACAGCCCTGGAAATAATAGAATAGATCCAAGCCCAAATAATATCATTGATATTTATGTGTTAACTAAGGAGTATGCGGAAGCGTATAATCTTTGGATTAAAGATACGACTGGAAAAATTGAAGAGCCATTGCCCCCAACTACTGAGGAGCTATCGTTAGAATACACTGGCTTACAAAAATTAAAGGCAATAAGCGATACAATAGTGTTAAGCTCTGCAAAGTTTAAGCCCTTATTTGGACCCACTGCCGAGTTGTCGTTACAAGCGACATTTAAAGTAGTTAAAAACGCGTCAGTAAACATAAGTGATAATGAAATTAAATCGCGTGTGATAGCAGCAGTGAACAGCTACTTTGATACAGCAAATTGGGATTTTGGAGAGTCGTTCTACTTTAGTGAGCTAAGTGCGTATCTTCACTCGACATTAAGTCCAGCCGCCTCATCTATTATTATCGTGCCTGTTGATGCAAAATCACTTTTTGGTAACCTGTATCAGATCAATGCTGAAGCTAACGAGATCTTAACTAGCTCTGCTACAGTCGCTAACGTTGAGATTATCAGCGCAATCACTGCAGCAACTCTTAACGCGAACGTAGCAGGGTAAATACATTACTACACTGTAAACCAATGACAACAAGAACAATCAACTTTTTACCAGACGTCTTTAAGACCCCAGCAAATCAGAAATTTTTGAATGCTACTCTTGATCAGTTAGTCACTGAGCCGCAGTTTAAGAAACTGAATGGATATATAGGTAGAAAGTTTGCACCGACCTTTAACAAAACTGACAACTACTTGCCTGAGAATTCTCGCAACAGAACCCAGTATCAGCTTGAACCGTCCGTTGTAGTAACAGACGAGATTAAAAATGTCAAGTTTTTTGCTAGTTACACTGATTTACTAAACAAAATCTATTACTATGGCGGTAATATTTCAAATCACTCTAGGTTGTTTGAAAATGAAGCATACTCATATGATGGGATGATAGATTTTGACAAACTGATAAACTTTAACCAGTATTACTGGATACCTGAAGGGCCTGCCGCAATAGAAATATACACAGGCGCAGTAAACTTATTTGATGACTTTGTAGTTACTCGTAATGACAGACTTGGCGCGTATCAAATATCTGGATTTGGTAGTGTTGAAAATCCAACTATTACTCTTGCTCGCGGTGGCACCTATACATTTCAACTTAACCAACCTGGGTCAAATTTTTGGATTCAAACTGAGCCAGGACTAGCTGGAAAGCAACGATACCAAAGAAATATTTCAACCCGTGACGTGTTGGGGGTAGATCGTAATGGTGCTGACAACGGTGTTGTCACCTTCACTGTTCCTCAAGCAGACGCTCAAGACTTTTTCAAGCGTATGCCTACGATCCCGCTGTCAGAATCTGACAGATCGTTGGCTACTAACCTAACTTATGATCAGATTGATTCACAACTGTGGAGCAACATAGTTGCGAAATTTGGGGGCATTGACGGTATAACTGACGCCTCCCTATTACAAAATACTCCACGAATTATATTCCTTCAAAATCTAATAGAGCCAACAACTTGGAATGATGCTGGAGTATATAATCGTGCTGACTACGGAGTAGAAAAATATGATGAAGGACAAGATATACCACAATCAAAACAATTTGATATATGGCAAATAAATCTTGAACCTACTGATGACGGCGATTATATTGTTAACATCGATTGGAATGCAACATTTCCAGTTTCAAACAAAATACACATCACTACCGGTAATGAAAACGCAGGCAGAGATTTTTATCGCAAGGATTTGTCTACTATTGAATTAGTTCCAGCTCTAACTGCTGAAAAAGATTTGTTATTTTTCAATGACGGAACTGATCAACGGTTTTACGGGCAAATAAAACTAGTAAGTGATACTTCATCTATAATTGATGTGACCGACATTATTGGTAAAAAACAGTACTCAATAAAAGTTGGGGAAAAGACGCTGACACTGTCCAACGGAATGAAAATTAAATTTAACGCTGCGGTGACACCAGCAAGTTATATTAACAATTTTTATTATGTTGAAGGAGTTGGAAAATCTATTAGATTAGTCAAAACTGATTTGATGCAAACTCCGGAGTTGGATTTTAAAGGTATTACAACTATTCCGTTTGATATTTATGGTTATAGTATTGACAACTTTGATCAAATTTTAAACGGACCGACGAATCCAGACTATATTACTATCAACAGGTCGTCAGTTGATGCTAATGCGTGGTCAAGAAGTAATAGATGGTTCCACCAAGATATTATTTTGCAATCTGCTATATTTAACAATGTTGACCCTGACTATAATCAAGCACTCAGAGCTACTAGACCTATTATCGAGTTTGACCCAGATTTACAGTTGTTTAACAACGGTAGGATTGGTGGGCATGCCATTGATGTTGTTGATTTTTCCATTACTGATGCGTTGGTATATATTGAAGGCACCATCTCAACATATTTCACTGATCTAAAGTTTTCTGATGGGATGACCGTCATTTTTGCCAATGATAAAGATCCGACCGTAAGAAATAGGATTTATAAAGTAAGGATAGTTTCGGTTAACGATGAAGTAAGAGTACACTTAGTAAAAGTGGGTGATATTTCGCCGTATGATGTAGTTACCCCAAGAATGGGAATAACACTGCCATTGATACCTTTACTAAGCACCACCCCATATGAAGCTACTTATAATCACAATAACCGGCAGATAGATATTACTGCAGTGGGAGCCTCGAATTTTAAAACTATATCTGACATATCCTTAGACGGCGTCATGAGTCCAACGATTGGTATTACGCTTGGCCACAGTTTTTGGTTCAACGGCAACACTTGGACACATGCGCAGCAAAAAACAAATATCAACACCATGCCACTGTTTGATGTTGTGGATGAAAATCTGGTTAGTTTTTCCGATCAAACTGTGTATGCAAACACTGAGTTTGCGGGCTCGCCAATATTTTCTTATACCTTAGGTAGTGGGGTTACGGACTCGGTGTTGGGGTTCCCAATAGCATATCGCAGCATTGCTAATACTGGTGACATCTTGTTTACAAACAATGTTGACGCAGATTCATTCAACTACTTGTCTGGCATTACCACAACTTCAATCAAACTGAATACTGGATTTGTACCAGTTATCGCTTCAAGATTTCAGCTTAATAAGAAAAATGTTTGGGTAACTGAAGATCAAAATACAAAACAATATCAGCTGTTTTCTAATATTTGCGACGGAGTTACATCATATTATGAGATAGATATAACTCCAACTAACCTTACCAATATGCCTTCAGTATTTTTGTATATTAATGGTACGTTGATACAAGAACGCGATTCAGAAAACAATACACAATATGAGATCGTTAAAGTAGGGGATGTTTCTAGTGGTGTTCCAGCAGTGCTGACATTGTATGTAAAATACCCTATCGTAAAAGATGACAGGGTAGATTTTTTAATCTACTCTACTACATCATCTAATATTGGATATTACGAAATACCAGAGAATTTGGAGCTAAATGCACTGAATGAATCTTTTTCGCATATTACGTTGGGACAAATGCGTAAGCATGTCTTAAAAATAGCAGAGAAGTCCCCTGAACTAGTTGGTGTTCCATTGGCAAGCAATAACCTGCGAGATCTAGACATTAAATCTCGTGGTGGGAATATTTTGCAGCATAGTTCTCCGATGATTTACAGTTCATTATTCTTATTGAATGATGAAGTAAGTTTCATGGATAGTATACGTGCTGCACAGTTTGAATATTCAAAGTTTAAATATAAGTTCCTTGAAAATGCTGGAGAAATTGCAGCAAATCGCGGTAATGTACCTGCAACTGTTGACGCTATTATGCTCAAAATAAATGCAGTTAACAATATTCAAATGCCATGGTACTACTCTGACATGGTGCCATATGACCAAAATAAGAAAGTTATCGAGTACACAGTGTTAGCAACTGAAATCTTGGAATACGAAATTCCGACGATATTTGATGACACAAAACTCAGTAATCAAGCAATATTAGTATATGTAAACGGGATTCAGCTGATTAAAAATCATGACTATGAGTTTAGCAAAACTAGGCCGTCTATTGTGTTTAAACACTTGCTTGAATACGATGATGTTATTAACATTGTAATTTATGCTAATACTGATGGTTGCTATGTCCCAGAAACTCCAACAAAACTAGGGCTATACCCCAAGTTTACTCCAGAGATATTTATTGACGACACCTACCTTACCCCTATACAAGTAATTCGTGGGCATGATGGCAGCATAACTCCGGCATTTGGAGATGTTCGCGACGAGTTACTGCTTGAATTAGAGAAAAGAATATACAACAACATTAAAGCAACATATGACCCGTTAGTATTTGACATTAACAGCATTGTGCCAGAGCGATTCAGGAATACTGGATATATCAAATCAGAATTTGACAATATTATTAGCAGTAGTTATACTCAATGGTTGGGGTCAAACCGTGTCGCTATAACTACAAATGACTGGTTTGATGAAAAAAACTTTTTCACTTGGAACTACTCTAGCAACCGTATTTTCAATGCTGATCTTAGACTAAACAATACTGTATTACCGGGATATTGGAGAGGTATATTTTTGTTCTTGTATGGCACTGACGCCCCGCACACTAGGCCATGGGAATCACTTGGGTTCTCAGAAAAACCTGAATGGTGGGAAACATATTACGGAGTAGCCCCTTACACTGGCGGCAACTTGGTGCTATGGGGAGATCTAGAGCAAGGGTTGATTCGTGAAGGCCCACGCGCAGGCATTAACAAACTGTATGCAAGACCCGGCGTCACTAACATTATTCCAGTCACTGATTCTGGGGAACTACGCTCACCAGTATCGTTTTTGACACATGTGCCTGACACTGGCACTGCAAAAGCTCCATTTAACATGGGTGATGTTGGACCGATTGAATCTGCTTGGAGAAGAAGTAGTGACTATCCTTTCGCAGTGCAGCAAGCGATTGCGTTAATGCGTCCTAGTGTATATTTTGGAAGTTTGGCCAGCATACAAAAATATCGCCGCCACCCAGCAACTAATCAGTTTTTCATTGAAGATACAAAACAAAAAATAACACCATTGGATTTTGTTTTCAACGGTGAAAACATTGACGACACAATAATGCGCAATGCAGGATATACTAACTGGATTGTTGATTATGCTACTAGTCGTGGTGTTAATCCTAGTACGCTACTTCACAAATATGTAGACAGAGTGTCAATCAATCTTGGCTATAAGGTAGCAGGATTCACTGATAAAAACTATTTGAAAATTTATGCTGAGCAAAGTAATCCAAACAGTGCTAATAATTCAGTAGTAATACCTGATGAAAACTACAAGGTATATCTACATAAATCGTCACCAGTATCAGTCATTAACTATAGTGCGTTAGTTATAACCTCTACTCCGGCTGGGTTTACTGTTTCGGGGTATAATGTATCTAACCCAATATTCAAGATTATACCAAGTAATACCGCATCGGCTAAACATACAGTAACAGTTTTAAATTTAGCTGGCACAATTTATGAGGGATGGGAAGATGCAGTAGTAGATATTCCTTATGGACAAGAATTTAGAAATACACAACAAGTTGTTGACTTCATTGTGAGTTATGGTAGATATTTGATATCACTTGGACTCCAGTTTAAAACATTTGATCAATCACTCGGTGAAGAACGAAATTGGGAGTTATCGGTCAAGGAATTTTTAACTTGGGCGCAGCAAGGATGGGGAAATGGTAGTTTACTGGTGCTATCACCATTATTGAATGAGTTTACGGTAATACACCCGGCTGCAGTAGTAGATAAGATTGAAAACTCTAGATTAGGATCTAAGATACTTGACGTTGGATTTAACTTTATCCCGCCTAAACAAAGTTCTATTGTGCGCAATGACGGGGTGTTTTCAATAACTACTCCTGCGGATCGAACCATTGGCCTAGTGTCGCTAGCATTAGTTCAGTATGAGCATGTGCTGATATTTGACAATCAAACTGAGTTTAAAGATATTATCTATGCACCTGCATTGGGAAATCGACAATATAGGCTAAAACTCATTGGCAATAAGACAGATAACTGGACAGGGCAACTAAGCCTTCCAGGATTTATGCATACCAATGCAGATATAGCTGGCTGGGAAGTATTTAGAGATTACAACAAGGGCGAGATTGTTCAATACAAAGGAAACATTTATACGGCCTTGGCTAAGATTCTTGCCAGC